CACAGAAGCCGAAGGCCACGCCAAACGAGTGGCTGGCGTTGCCGCTGCTGGCGTTGCCGTTGCTGCCGACATAACAGAAGGTGGTAGTGTTGCTCGCATAAGGAGAACGCTCCCACCAGAAGTACGCAGCCTCGCCCTCATCGCCGAGAGACTTGATACGGTTCCCGCGGTGCTTGTAGTATGTCATCTGCTCGCCGCGATCGGGGTCGTTCTCGGTCCAGTCATGCGGGCCGAAGACCTCCATTTCAGAAGCAAGCCAGAGGAGATCGCTCTCGCCGTCGATCACTCTCGGCTTGATCGCAGTCCGCATATCGTCGGGCAGCAAAGCCAGAATCTCGGTGTTGAGGACCTTGCGGAGCTTGCTTGCCTTCCAGCCGCCCGCGTTCGTGTAGTCGTCATTCATGGGGTAGGTATCGCGCAAGCAGTCCTTGAGCATGAACATGACGTCGCCATCAAAGGGCTTGTCCTTCTCAACGACAACCAGGGTGATCGGCTCGCCGGTCTTGAGCTCGTCGTGAATCTCGTCGCCGATCTCGAAGTGCTTAGACGCCTCGCGCAGGTCGGACCACTCCTTGATCTGCGCCCAGGTGATGAACTCCTTGACCTGCGAGACCAGGCCGACCGTGCGAGGCTTGTCAGGCTCCAGGAAGGGCTTTCCGCAATGCGGGCAATACTTATACATGATTCATATCCTCCTTTTTGGTAAGTTCTTTGTACGCGGTAAGCATTGAGGCAAGCTCAGGGTCTTTCTCAGCCAAAAGCTCATAAAGAGCGGTCGACTGCAGTACCTTGACCTTCGCGTCCATTTTCTGCTTAAGCTCCTTGAGCTGCTTAGCTTTCTCTTGCCTTGCGGTATACGCCGAAAAATCGACTTTAGACACGATCTCGCGTCCGAACTGAACAGCCGTCGCAGACTCAGGCGCGATCTCAATGACCTTTGCCAAAGCAAAGCCGTGGTGCCCGGTTTTTACCACGACAATATCGCTAACGCAAATCGTCGGGTCATAGAGCGCGTAGGAATACTGCATGTTGTGATTCGTACCGTCCAGAAACTGCACATTTGCCGTAATATAATCGTTAAGCATAAAATTATCCTCACTTTCAATAATAACTACCTCATCGAGCGCAAACCAAAAGGCATTGTACTTGCTGCGCGGGTTATTTGTGCCGTCGAGTTTTACTCCCACTCTATCAGCGCAAAGTCCTGTGCTATAAACTACCACGCCGACGCAGCCAGTAAAACGCGCATTATAGCTGGCACGTGGTAAGACCCGCACACGATCTCCGATTGTCATAATACGCGACCATTCCTCCTTAAACTATCCTACGGAGCTCCTGGGCGAGCTGTATCGCGTTCTACGCCCAGGGCCCTGGTGTTTATACTCCCAGATTTTGGACTCGCCTGGGTTAGTCCAGACGGTCCATATTGACGTTGCAATGCCCGCAAATCAGACTGAGCTCAGAAGTGGTACGAACCTCCTGACCGCAGACGGGGCAGACGTAACGGTGGGCCTTCTCGCGCTCGGCCTTAGCCTTAGCTTTCGGCATGACGCGGGCGAAGCGGACGCTCAGATCAACGCCAGCCTCGGCGAGCTTAGCCTTGAAGGCGTCGGTCGGAGAGGTATGCGCGTAACCGTTGGCGCGGTCATACTCGACGATCAGGTCGCGGCTCTCGCACTCAGCCTTGAAGGTCTTGTTGTGGTAGCGGCCATTCTGGCAGGTGTCAGCGATCTCGTTCTCAGTGCAGAAGAGGTGAACCATTTCATGCAGCAGGGTCGCGCAGGTGGATTCCTTCGGGCGGTTGATGAACTCGGCGCCGAGGTTGATCTCATACATGCCTTCGTTCTCGGACTTCCAGATCTTCTTGGTGGAGCAATGGCCGTACGCTTTCGGCGTAGTCTGAACGGTAATGACCGGACGGGGCAGCTTGCCCTCGAAGTAGATCGCATTGAGCTTGTCGAAGATCGTCTCGAGGGCGGTGATCGTCTCGCTCATCTTCATCGGCTCGGGCTTGTCCTCCGTGGCAGTGGCCTCGGTCTTCGGCTCTTCGGCCTGGGACTCGGTGGTGGTCTGCTCCTCAGCGACAGGCTCTTCGCAGAGGCGCCAGCGGCGATCATAGGAAGCAGCAGCCATGCCGGTAGGCTCAGCGGTGGGCTCGCTCGCAGGAACGGAGAAGATTTTGCGATTCTCTTCGTCGATCTTGACGACCAGGCGAACCTCGTTGGTCTCCTTGTTGACGATCTTCTTGTTCAGCACGGTAGTCATGTCCTTCATTTTTATATCCTCCTGAAAAGTTTGATTTTGTTGTGTTCCTTGGAACAATTATGATTTTATCGTGTTTAGTAAGTTTCGTATGCTGACAAAGCGCTCGGGGTTTTACTGAAATTATTAAGCAGTTTCGACAGGTATCAGCCGCGAAGCTCCTGGGCCTTGACAAACGCCTCGCGCTGCCTGACCTTATCGAGCAAGCCGCTTGCCTGGCCGTGGTAGACCGGCTGCCATTCCTCTTTGCGGCCGATGCCAGTCATAGTCGGGAGCGCAAAGTCATAGACCGCAGCATACGCGCCGGTTTTGACGTTCTGGAAGATCGTGAATGGAGTCATAGCAAATCTCACTTTCTTGATGTAAATAACTAAAGTCACTTGCGAAAAGACTGCGTTTCTGCAAGTGAGTTAGCTTATCTGTTGACTTGCTTGCAGAAACGCTTGCTTTTTGCTTAGACTACGCGGACCTCATAGATCAAGTAGTCGGTGTCGTTGCCGTCTGTGCTGCGATAGAGCCAGGGCGAGACCTGCGCGGGCTTGTCCGAACGGCTCTCGATGAAGGCCTGGGCCTTTTCCAAAGAGGTATAGCCCTCTTGACTGACACGCCCGAGACTTGCCTCGGGCATGACCTGAACAACGTAAACTCTCATGCACTCACCCCACTTTTTTGCATCTGATAATAGTAACCGTGACCGGTCTTTTCGTCGTCAAATGTGAACTCGCAAATCTCGTTGTAGCAATCGCCATCAAAGTTGCGGACAAAGGTCTGGCAATCATAGGGCAGGTCACGACAAATCTCAGCTTGCGCGGGAGCGTTCTCCGCAGATTCTTCGTAGCGATAATTGTCAAAGTAGCAAATCTTCTTGCCGTCAATAACGGTGTAGCGAGAATTGTATTGCTGAACCGGATTCGCAAACTGCTCAAGATCAAGACCGAAGTCAATACCTTTCTTTTTGCAAGCGAAACGGATTTCGGCAAAGAACTTAGCCGGCGTCACATTGTTTCTCGTAAGCTCGATTTCCCAGTTCATCATTTTGAAGACCTCCTTACTAATCCCGTCAAGAGGTTACCTTTCGCAGCGCGCTTACCGCTTGAAGCTCGTGAGCTGGGCGGCGCTGTCCGCATTCTGTTTTATCCTCTTGACATTTTTAATTTTACCGTGTTTAGTAAGTTTCGTATGCCGACGAACTGCTCGAGGTTTTACTGATTTCGCTAAGCACTTCTGACAGGTCTTGCCGATCAGGCCTTGCGGGCGTCTGCCGCATACGCAGCCGCCTCTTCGTAAGTATCGAAGTAGTCGTGGTACTCGTCGCAAGTCTTATTTTCGCTCATGTGATTCTCAGGCTTGCAATCGGCCTCGATCGGCGCGAGATTGACTTTTACCTTGCCAGAGTCAAAAAACTTGGTGACAACATGCCAGAACGTCATAGGGGTGTACCTCCTTCAAAAATTAAGCATTTACAAATCACGTGGAACGATATATAATGAAAAGCACCTTGAAGCCCAGCCGGTCTTGCGGCCGGCCAGGCTCGCGGGTGATTAGCGGTTATTCGTCTTCGAGAAGCTCATAGAGCTCTTCCTCAGAGACAACCTCGATCTGTCGACCATCGACCTTACCGAGGTAACCGTAAGGGGTGTAGCCGTCAGGCATTTCACGCACCTCCTTTCTTAGAGCTTGCAGGTTGGAGCTGCAGGCTCTTTCTTTTTGTCAAGCTCCTTTCCTCTTGACATTTATAATTTTACCGCGTTTAGTAGGTTTCGTATGCCGACGAACTGCTCAGCGTTTTCAGTAAAAACCTGTTGAGTTCTGCCGATTTACAACGCTTACTAAACGCGGTAAAATTGATATTGTGAGAGAGGGGGCCCCTCAACTTTATACGGTCGACATTATATGTGGTTTGCCGCTCGTCCTTTATACTAATAATAGTAAAAAGGAAAGGACGGTGGACGCATGGCCTACTCGGACGCCCAGCGAGAAGCGACGGAACGCTATAACCGCAAGACCTACGAGCGCATTGAGCTGAAGGTGAAAAAGGGCCAGAAGGACTACATTCAAAAAGCTGCGGCGAGTGTCGGCAAGAGCGTCAACCGGTTTATCCTGGACCTGGTAGCGAAGGAGACCGGCAACGATGAAATATGATCTTCTTGTCCGGTATATGGATGCGGGCCGAACCTGCGAAGAGCGCTTGCATGAGGTCGCAGAACCGTCCCAGGCAGCCCGAGTCTTCGCGCTGAATAATGATCTCGCTGCGTCAGACTGGCTTGCCTGCGAGGTCTACGCGCCCACTGGCGAGCTCGTCGGAAAGTTGGCGTACAACGGCCGCAAAATATAAAAGAAAAAGAGCCCTCCCGCGGACGAATCCGCAGGAGGGCTTTTCAGTTAGATCGGAGGGCTGTTTTTATCCTCGTCCTCGGTGAAGTCTTTTGCTTTGGCGGCCTCGAACGTGATACCGCCGCGTTTGTGATCGGACTTGGCAAGCCCGAGATACCCGTTCGCGCCGGCAATGATAACCGCCTCGCCTACGCCGGTCGCAGCGGTAAGCCAGGCGGCCGTGGCAGTGTAGCCCCCCTTGATGCAGAGGTACATGAGGAAGAGGCACTCCTGCACGATCAAGAGACCGGCGAGAATCGTCAACAGGCATACGAGCTTGCTCCATTCGATCTTGACCTTCTTCTTTGAGGGCTTTTTCTCATGGCGTCCCATCAGGCAATGCCCAGGGCCTTCGCGTACCGGAAGAGCACGGTCGCGAACTGCTCGCGGGTCAGGAAGTCCTGCCACATGTAATTCGGTTCGCCGTTCGGCAGCGGGTTACCGCCGACCATGAGGCCCTTGTCGATCATAAATTGACGGCCTTCGGCGCTGTAACTGCCGCAGTCGTTGTCCTGCAGCTCCGCGCGGTAAGCCGCCATTGCGACCTTGAACATATCGTTGAATTGATCTTGCGTCATTTCCTCAGTCTCCTCTCCCGCAAGGCTCCAATCAGGCCGGCCGTAGCCCGCGATTTGGTTATAGCCGAGCGAATAACTCTTGTCGCGCACGGCGCCCCCATTCGGGACGACGCCAGGCGCGCTTGAGGTGTTGCCCTCGATCGTGTAGACCCTGCCTCCTTCGACCTTCTCTACGAGGCCGGTGTGGTACGAGCTTGCGCCGCCGTCGTTCGTGAAGAAAATCTGGTCGCCAGGCTGCGGGTCCTTGAAGAAGCGGCCAGCCTTCTTGTAGTAGCCCATGCTGTAAGTACACCCCGCGCCTGCGCCCTTCTTCGGCTGGAAGGTCATAGCCATTCCGAGCTCAAGGCCGAAGGTGTAAATAAAGCAGTAGTCTACGAAGCAGTCGCACCATGCGTAGCCGTTCTTCTTGCCGTTGTAGACGACCTCGAGATCGTCCAGGAAGGCCGCGAACTTGTTCCAGTTGTTGTAACCGGCGTTCGCAGTCTTGTCCTCGAGCTGGGCATTCGTCGCCTTCTCGAGGTACCCGTTTTCCGAACGGGCGGTAGCGAGTACACGCTGAACAGGTGTCATAGCTTTAGACCTCCTTGCCGGTGCCGTCAATCGCGTCCTGGGTCTTCTGGGACTGGGTGCCAAAGTAGAAGGCGATAATGACGGCGTAGATCGTCATAAAATCCTGGCTGATCTTGCCGACGATCGCCATATAGGCGAACACGCCGGTCAGGACCAGGGTGACGATCGATTTGACGCTCAGCAGATTGCCGAGTCTCTTGATGATCTTTTCGTTCATTCCAAATCTCCTTTCTCAGCCTGCAGGTGGTCGGTCGGCAGCGCCAGGAACTTCGCTTTCAGGTCGTCCATGACACCGTTGACGCCCAGGCTGTGATACTGCGTCCAGCAGTTGATGAAATTTTCGCGAGCATAGATCGGGGCGTACCCCCGTTCGCTCCACTTGTTATAGTCGGCGATCATCTGCGCCCTGAGGAGCGCCTGTACGCCGAGCCGAACGCCCTTAATCTGGGCGAACAGCAAACGAAAAACGCCGACAAGCAGGCCGCCGGCGCCGAAAAGGCTGAGGACCTGGTAAAGCGTCATTCAGCTACCTCCGTCCAGCCATAAACGCCAGGCTCCCAGACGTTGTTGTCCACGTTAGAGGTCCAGTGCTTATCAGAGTGAGAGACCTTTGCACCCTTGGCGTAGGCGTCATGCGCGCCTTGCGGCTGAGACCAAGCCGGCCACTCTTCTGCAGGGTCGGCAGTAGCTTTCCATAAGCTGGAGGCGGCATCGGGAGTCCAGTCCGCCTGCGAGGTATGATCTTGCAGGCAACGGTAAAGTTGGCCGCCGTATTTGCGGATATTGCCAGTCTTATAGGCGATCGGGTAGGCCCAGGCAGCAAACAGGTCAACGTGCTCATTGGCGGTCGTGTCATCGACCGCGCCGCTTTCCGCAGCGTTTACGAAGAGAATCGACTGCACGGCCACGGCTTCGGTAGTGAGCGTGCCCGCGTCCACGAAGGCAAGCGTAACGCGCTCCAGGTCGTCCGTGGCGGACTTCCCCTCAAGGCCATACACTTTACCTTCCCAGACGATACCGTGAGCCCTGGACTCGCCACAGAGTCCCCAGGAGCCATTCTCAAGCGGCTCGACAAAGTTCGGTTGCTCGGTCAGCCCCAGAGTAGTCCCATCTTTTACGATTCGGTACATTAGTTGCCCTCCATTTCGTTTTATCGTTCGGGTGGAACCCGAAAAGATGCTTGAAAAATAGATCGATACGCGCGACGGCTTTGAAGCTGTCGCCTCGTCGCATGTGTCCCTTGAAGCTGTCATAGGCGGTGCGAATATCCTCGAGCGAGAACTCGCTGGCCTCGTACCACTTGCGGAACTTGAAGAGCTTTCTCTTCATTGCACGCATGGACGCCCGGCTCATTTTGCGAAGGACTCGGCCGGTCTCAGTCAAGATGAATTTCGTCTTGAGGAACACAATGCCGCGTGTGATCGGGCGGATTTTGGTCTTACGCAAGTTGAGCGTGATACCCAGCTCAGTGCAGACCTCTTTGATTCTCTCAAGGCAATACTCCAAATAGTGAATATCCTCGTGAATCAAATAGCCGTCGTCCATATAGCGGCCGTAGCCCTTGATTTGAAGCTCTTCTTTGATAATGTGGTCGAGCTTGTTCGGAAGCATGAGAGCCGCATTTTGCGAGATTTGACTGCCGAGACCGTACCCGACCGGGCCGAAGTTCTCGAGGAAGTCATTCGCGAGCTTTCTGGTCTTCGGGTCGTGAACACGACGAGCGAGCTCGTTCTTGACGGTCCAGTGCTGTGCCGAGCCGAAGTAGTCCTTGAAGTCGAAGACGAGAATACCGCCTTTGAGACCATGCTTGCGGAAATGCCGCTGCAAGTGGCAGTTAAGACGGTCCATCGCGAAGTCAATGCCTTTACCTTTGATGCTCGCGGCGTTGTCATAGATAAAAGCTGGCTGAAAAACCTTTGTGATAACCTGGTCGCAGAGATTTCTCTGAACAGCGCGCTCCGTGATATGGACGCTGCGAATATGGCGCCATTTCCCGCGATCGTAAATGTCAAACTCGTAGAAGCCTCGGCTCTTATATGTTCCAGCCATCAACTGCGCATGGGTCTTTGCGGTGTTCGAGATGATGTTCATTCGGTAGCGCTGCGTCGAGCATTTCCAGTTGACATTCTTGCAGCAGGTTTGCCCTGCCTGAAATAGATTGCTAAAAGAAAAGGCCTCCTCAAAGCTGCCGCAAGCGATGCTGCGCGCGAGCCTTTTGGCCTGCCTTCTCTGACAGCGGCGTTGATACCTAAGCTCGTGCCGCTCTTCGCTTGTCATAGATTAGATTGTCTCCTTCGTACAGTGGTATTTATAGAGCGCGTGTTATAACTGCGTAGCGGCGCCGTCCATGAAACTCGGTACCCGCACGCTCCCGAGCCATGCAAGCAGCGTCCAGACGGCCGCATCGACGGAGTGTTTTTGGCCCGACGGCCAGGGAAGCAAGTCCTCCTTCCGTATCGGTCCTGCTTTCGCTCTAAAGAGAGTTACTCGGTCTCACCAGGAAATAAACGGAATCCGAAGGCCACGCCATTCGAGTTGCTGGCGTTGTTGTTGTTGGCGTTGCCGTTGCTGTTGACATTACAGAAGTTGGTAGTGTTGCTCGCATTAGGAGAACGCTCCCACCAGTTGTTCGCAGACAGGGCAACAATGCAGGACTTGACCCAGTTATTCAGGAAGATTTTTATATCGGGCGCGATCTGAGCGCCTGATACCGGAAATGAGTTTGGCCTCCTCGATGATGAGTTCGCCCCAAACCGTGAAGGCGTTGTCAAAGCCTTTGAAGTTCTCAGGGTTCTTCCAGAGGACGCCCGCAAGAAGGCCCAGTTGCCGGTCGAGGGCTTGAAGTTTGGCATTTGCCGCGATCAAGTGATCTCTCCGGAGCTGGGCCTCATGCTGGTTGATCGGGAAAATGCTGTTCGCCATCGTGACTTCATCGTAGACGGCGCTTGCGTGGTCCATGATCTTCTGCGTCAAGTAGAAGGTGTACCTTTTCGGAACCTTGAGGCACTGCTCAAGGGTATGGACCTGCAGCTTTCTCGCGGTCTCAACGAACTGCGCAGAGCTGGCGCCGCGTTTGGATTTGTAGACTGACATAAGCATTTTCCTTTCCGCGGCCCTTACGGGCCGCAGATATTTGTAGATTACAGATTAAACACAGAAGCCGAAGGCCACGCCAAACGAGGTGCTGGCGCCGTTGGCGCCGGCGTCGCCGCTGCTGTTGACACGACAGAAGGCGGCCATGTCGCTCGCACAAGGAGAACGCTCCCACCAGTTGTACGCAGACCCGCTCACATTCTTAACTTTGCTGTTGCCGGCTTTGTAGTACGCATATTGCGTACCTTCGCCAGAAACCGAGTAAGAGGTAGAGCCGAAAATTTCGACCTCAGACAGGAGGAAGAGCTTATCGGCGGTCGTCTTGATCGTCGTACTCTGGCTGCCGGCCGAGGAGAGCTTATTGACCTGCTTAATGGCATTTTGCCAAGCGCTCGTGAGCTGACTGAGATAGGTCGCCATGTTGCTCTTACGCATAGCGCAGTTTTCCCAACCACCGCTATTCGTGTTAGAGCTATTCATTTGTGCCTTACCTGCCAGGCAGTCAGCCATCTGCAAGGTCATGCCGGCTTTACCGGTCGCGGTCGCAGAGCCGTACGCAGTGGAGCTTGTCAACGTATCATGGTTGAAGCCCATAACCTTAAAGGCGTACGCCGTGACATTGACCGCGATATTGATCGAGTCGCCGATGCTGATTTTGTAGTGGCTCGCGCCGTCGTCGATATAGACCGTGCTTGTCGTGTTCGTGATCGCGCTGTTCCGAGAGATCGCCTCAGCATAGAGACTCATCTTCTCGGCGGTCAGGCTCGAAATGCCGGTCGTATAGTTGACGCCAGACTTGGCGCTCGTGCTCGCAGTCGGCTTATAGGACAGGGTCACGCTCGCACTCTGGCCGCTGGTCGTGATCGAGACAGCCTGCTGGGCGGTGTCTGTGCCGTTCGTGCTCTTGACGGTCCAGGTGCCGGCGCTCGGGACGGTAAACGTATAGCTGCCGGTCGTATTCGGCGCGGTGAGCGTGGTCGTGCCATTCGAGCAAGTACAGGTCGAGCCGGAGGGGTACGTGACCGCGATTGTTGCGGCGAAGTAGGTCAGCGTGACGGTGTACTGCTTGACCTCCGTGACGGAGACGCTCGTGGTAGCCGTCTGGCCGTTCAGCGTAGCGGTGATATTCCACACGCCATAGGATGGAATCTGGAAGGTCCATTTTCCGCTTACCTCTGTTCCCACGAGAGAGGTCTCACCGTCCGTGGCGGTCACCGTGGAGCCTGTGGGGGCAGTCACGACGATTGCGGGATAAAAGCCGCCGCCGCTCTGCGCGACTGGATTCAGGAGCTCATACTGCGTGCCGTTGTACTGGAAGAGATAGACGTAGCTGGCCTTGAGAAGTCCAGCCGCGACGGCCTCGCCCTTGTAGTAGATCGACTTTGCGCCAGTGCTGTTGACGTTCAGCGTGGGCGCGGTCGCAGTGTTGTCGTAGGAGAACTTCACGCCCACGATCGCGCCGGTGACGAGCGTAAAGCCCGAGAGCGTTACGGCCTTCGCCTTCGTTGCCGCGGCGGTTGAGCAAGCGCCGTAGCCACGGCCCAGCTTGGCAGCAGCCGAGAGCACGGCCTCAGCCTGCGCAAGGCCGCCCGTACCGGTGAAAACGGGGAGATTCGCAGTCGAGCCGAACTTGCCGTCGCTCGTC